CTGGAGGTTTTGCGCTCCGATCCCAATTGCCGGAGTCGCTTGGAATGCCTTAGTAAATGTGATTGCTTTGGCTCCAGCCCCACTTGCTACATCTTCTCCTGACTCAACCCGCTCCCCCATGTCTAATTGAACTGACAAGAAGGTGACCGCCGGAGTCGCTTTGTCATCTGTCGTCGTTAGTCTGGCTCTGAACTGTAAACCTCTTGCCTTGAAGTCACTGACGGTAAATGTTTTGAAATCTCCATAGGTTGGGCTTCCTGATGGATTGTCAGTGGTAGTACGACACTGCACCTCCACTCCTACGTCATCAAATGCATTCACATCGCCATCGAATAGACCTTGCCGTGAGTCGAAATTGCCCTCTGCCGCATCAAACAGCGCAACATAATCGACCCGAATCGAGCGTACAATGGAAGTTGCTCGGACTAAGAAGATTGCCCCAAGATCGACTGTATTCTGGAAGTTGTAAAACCCTTCTGCATCAACATTACCAGCACCCCCGTCAAATAATCCAAGAGCATCATCAAAGTTTCCAGTGACCGAATCAAAGTTTATTGATGTATTAAGTACCAGCCTATCGTCCTCGTCGATCTCAACAGTATCGTCAAACGTACCGTTGAAGTCAGGACTCTCTGTAATCGTCTGAATGGATTTGAAATTGTCCAGTTCATCAATATTAGAACTCAAGACAACCGTTGCAGGATTGAGGCTTGCAAGTCCCAATTTATCCACAGACTTAACAAAATATGTCCCATTTCTTGCTGGAACGAATACAGAAGTCGCAGGACGACTTACTTTGTCCACAAGTGGATTGCTGTTCTGATATGTCATTGATGAATCTGTAGACGCGAATCTCAGCCTGTAGTGACTCAAATCAGTATCAGCCACAGCGTTCCAACTTAACAAGTACTGGTTTCCAATGAGATTTCCGGTCAACCCAGTGACATCGGCTGGCGGTGCAGTTTTTCCGACTATTTCATGAGCGATTGTAGTGAATGGCGATTTGACACCGAGGGTATTTATAACTCTCGCTTTTACGGTGTAGACCAAACCGTCCTCAATGTTGACTTGCTCAAACCGTCCTTCGCTTGCTTGACCCATCGTGACAAACTCTGTGGTTCCTGCTTTCTGACTCTGTACCTCAAACCGATCTGCAAACTGATCAGATGTAAATACGTTTGCAATCAGGAAGCTCACAGCCTCCTCGTTCAAGGTTCTGACCTCATCCGATACCGTCAGAACCGGAGCCGCTACCGTCAGTGGGTCTGGCAGATTAGAACTTGCGGTTGTTGGTTGGGTTTTGTCATTGACCCAAGGATAGATCGTCGCATCATGCTCGGCTAAGGAGACATTGACAGTGGCATCGTAATTGATGGACAAACCTGTCACCCTAAACTTTTTATCGGTAAACGCTGGGGTACTATGGGTCACAGTAACAATGTCGCCTACAGCACATTTCAAAGCGTCTGGAGTAGCAACAAACGACATTTGCAGACCAGCAAGTCGGCTCTGCTTGAGGAGAGTCTTAGCTATATTGCGAGCTTGATAGTAACTGGTGATCGTATTGAGATTAATTTCTGTCTCTAATGGTTTGTTATTATCTTCCGCAAGGAATGTGGTGTAGTCAGCGGAATCAGCATCAGGGAAAATGACTGCATCTGCCTGATAATTAGTTTCTGGGTTCACGAACTTCGCAGTCACCCGATTAAATTTATTGCCTTTCTGCGATCCTTGAATCTTGAATCCTGAGATAATGTTGGACTCTGTGAATGAGAAAGTAGCCGTATAGTCATCTTCCACGAATACTCTGTATGTTCCGTTTTGGAATGGCATCATGCCTTGGAATCCAGCCAATAGGACTTTGGTATTGTTGAACAAGGTCTGATTGGTGTTGATGACAGCATTACACTGGAATCGTTTGATCTGTACCCCTGACCCACTAAATGTTTCATTTGTTGTATCGCAAGCGTTCGCCGCCGCACTGAATGTAGTGTCGTCCAACAAACTCGTATCAAGCCCCTTACCATATCGAGTATTCGTCAGGTAGTCTCTGAGACACAAGACAGGATTATCTGAGAAGGCCGTCGATGAATCTCTTGGATCAAAGACTTTTCTGCCTTGTACAATCGCATTAATCGTAGGAATCGAGCTAAATACATCGCTATTAAACTGAATTTTAATCCCTAGATACGCAATACCTGATAGCTTATCGTTCGATGTCCAGCTAGGAGCCTCAAGCAAAGTCGTTGAGGCTGATTGCGTGTCTGTCCCGACTTTCTTATCAATCGTGACGTAAGGCTCATATTTTGAACCTGATAAGTTCTCATCATTGATGAATATGTCGCCTATCTGATGGACTTCGCCCTCACACAACACAAGACAGATAAACAGGCTTTCGTTTTCTGCACCAGACGTTTCGATGAATACTCGTGTGCCGCCAACTTTCCTTTCACCATAAATGACAGGGATTTGAGCGATGTTGCTGTTTTTATTGAGTAAGACGCTTGATGCATCCTGATCGATATCAGGTAATTCCGGTATATCGACAAACCATGAGATAACATCGCCAACAAGGTCAACGGCTACATCGATGACATCCTCGACCAAATCGACAGTATCATTGACAACATCTTTCGTCGTTCGTAATGGGTCATTGAAAAAGTCGGAAATGAACCCCATCAGGCTTTACCCCACTGAATATCTTTGACTGATTGAGCCGCGAATCTCATGCCTGTATCTGTCGGGAATAAATACTGCTGACTGTTGTTGTTGGTAAATCTACCCGCCTTGCGTTCAAAGTCAGACCAATGACTTGCAAGTTTCATATTCACAACGGCTGAGTTTTTCCCATTCTGTAAGTCATAGCCAACAATCTCTCCATCAAATGTTTTGATCGGATCACCAGATATCGCCCCTGCACTCGTCAGTATCGCTAGAAATATTCTAACCCTGCGATTGACATAGGTCTGATTGAGAAAGATTGACACATAGGCTTGATCAACAGCCGATAAAGTAATATTGACCGTTCCGACTCGTAGCTGATTAGTTTCCTGCGTTGAAGAAATAGAGAGCAAGTGACCAGCCGCGATATATTCATTAGATTCATAGGTAATCGGAAAAAAGTTGTCTGTTAGAAAAAGTTCCGTCGTAAAACCGATCCTAACTAAATGCGCTAGTCTTAGCTCGTCTTGCTCTAAAGCAGTCTGAGTCGTTGCATTAATGGTGCGTGTCACGGAATGACCTCAATCATATCGATTTCGTATGAATACTGTTCATTCGCGTTCAGATCATAGGTTTGAATATCGTTTCTTAAACGCATGGTAAAAGGCACGCTGTCAAATGTGATTGCCTCATTATCGGCTACGTTTGACACCAAGGCTGGCTCAATCGATACGTTCCCAGCCCCCGTTCTATCTGCTGTCACCATGTAAACCTTGGAATGGTTGGCGAATTTGATGAAGTCTCCTGCCTTCAATGTACCCGATATCCCATCAATCGGAACACTGACAGCACCAGCGTTCGTTGCTCCATTCACAAGAACTGTCCCCGAAACATCTCCGTTTGCGTTTCCGATTACTGGCGGAACGATAGTAAAACTCCCTAGCCGACCTTGCTGGCTGGTCACAAAAGCAAAGACAGGCATGAACTCTGTTCTCGTCATCACATTATATCGCGCTGTAAAACAGAACTGCTGGCCGCCAATCGTCCTGACTTGCTGACGACCTGAGACTGTTTCTGATAGCAAATTGTTATGCTTTGACTCGACATTGATTGCTTGAAATTCGGGTGTCGTTGGATAAGTTCCTGCCACTATGCCACCCCTCTTGTTCCACGGTCATTCATTGCCTGGTTCACGATTGTCACAATCTGACCTCGACGACTCTGCAACAAAGAGTCAAACCCTCTAGCGTCAACCGTTGAAATGTTGAAATTGATATTTGCGACTTTGTTGCTGATTTGGTTTGGTGCTTGAATTCGGTTATTCGGAATGATCGTTCCTGATTGACCACTACCCATCGACAAGATTTCTGGGCCACGCTCTCCAACCACATAGGATTCGCCGCGTCGCACTTGACCGCCTAAAGCTCTGCCGCTATAGGTTTGGGCGCGAATTGTTTGAACTTGCGCAAGACCAGTAGCAATCACGGCGGCGGCGGCGGCTAGATTGAATGGAAAAGGTAATTCAAGAGCTTTGGACGCTCCGGTAAAGGTAGACATAATCGCCTGACCGATATTGTATGCTTTTGCCGCTTTGAACGCGCTTGAGTTAATTTGTCCTAATGCGTTGAGTGCATCGCCTGTATTTTTGACGATGAAATCATTCTTTTGTGTTTCAATATTTTTTTCTGCTTCTGCCCGTTGCTGATCATTCAGTCCTCTTTGTGCAAGATAAAGTTTTTGTGCTTCTAAACGCCTCGCAAAAACCTCCAGTTCTGTCTGTTCTACATTTAACAGACCAAGTTTTTCGCCTTCGTTTTCTATCTCTTGCAGTCTGCGTCTAGTGTTCGCGGCTTCTTGTCGCCTCGCTAACTGATCAGCCTCTAATGCTTGACGATTGATACTCTGTCGTTTCTGTTCTAGTCGATCTTCTGCGTCTTGTTCTCTCTTGGCTTGTGCGGCTTCGCGTGTCGCTTGCGCTTCTGCTTTGGCCCGTTCTGCATCTTCTTTTCTTGCGTCAATTAATTTTTGCTTGCCCTCAAGCAACTGAGCCATGATCTCAACGGCTCGCTTTTGATCTTTTGTTAGATTTAGGAGTGCGGCTTCCTCTCTCAGTAATGCCGCTTCTGACTTTCCATGAGCCTTTACTTCCTCAATGATGGCTTTGCCAAAATCTTCTGCGGCTTGCTCTGCTTTTGTTTTCTGGCTGTTAAATTTATCTACATTAAATTGGGCTTTATCGACTGCTAGAGTAAGTTCGTCAATATTGACTGCCAAACCTTCCTCAGAAGCACTCAATCTATCAACGGCTAAAGCAGTTGCCTTTGCATTCCGGCCTCGCTGTTCTGTTTTTTCACTGAGTTCAACAGTTTTTTCTGAGTTCTGCTCTAGTGATTTTCTGCCTTCATCGAGTGCTTTTTTTGCCGCGTCTAATTCTTTTTGCAATATCTTTTGCTGTTGGGCAAATAGTGCAGGAGCTTCTGTTTTTAAATTAATATCTAAGTCTTCTGCTGTTTTGAGGAAATCCTCGAAACCTTGTTCAGTCTTGAACAACGTTGGGAGCAAAACCGATCCAAGTGATGCCGCCAAGCCAGCAACAGCACCAAGTAACGGAACGCCTAAAACGATACCTAAGTCAGCGGCTTGCTGAGAAAGAGCCAGCATTGGATTTGTACCAGCTTGAACCTGACCAACGAATTGCTGTACTTGTATACCGGCCTGACCAGCACCTCGACCCATCGTGCCAAATCCACGACCAGCCCTAGCTGATCCTTGTGCGGCATCTTGAAAAGCATC